AATAATGGAGTTTGTCTTATGAGTATGCATATGATTCGTGGTGTACAAGTCCACGGTAAGTCTAAGTTGAAACGGAAGCCAGGTTGGAAGCAAGCACAGGCTGATCATGAGGCTTTTTTGAAGAAGATGGGAGTGACTGGTAAAAAGTCTGAGTATCGTGCACCGATGCCTAACTACAAACCAGATCGTATTCTTCCTCCTACTTCGGACGTTGTGTGTGGTAATGGTACTAAGCGCGATACGGTCAAATATACTGGTGACGAAATTGCCGGTATTGTTACCACACATAAGTCAAACCTAATGCCCGTTCGTAAGGATAACAAGCAAGCAGCAATAGATGCTGCACAAATGAGGAGAAGCTAATGGAAGCATTTCTCAATGAATTAGAAAAAGATGGTCTTACTATCTTTAAAGATATGTTTGACAAGGATGACATGCGTTCATTGAATGACATGGCAAAACAACTAACACCTACAATTGGTAATATTAGAAATAAAGGTTGGCACAATCATATTGCTGTGCATAAACTGGCTGAAACAAATGATTTGTTGACTGAGGTTGATTGGCTATATCATTGGTCTCAAACACCTGAAGATAATCAAATCATTAACGAAAAAATACTTCCAGTATTATCCAACATTTGCGATACAGTATTTGATGGAGAAGACTGGGGCTGGCAAATGACAAATCGTTATGTCATGACAAACTATAAGCATGAGCTTGGAGTTCAGCCACACTTAGACGCACCTTACTTGTGGCCACAGAAACTTGATTGTCAAATGGCAAAGTACCTTAGCCCCGGTCCTCTTAGCTTGACTTTTATGATTCCTCTTATTGATTTTACTCCAGAAAACGGAGCGACAGCTTACGTTCGTGGAACTCATAAATATATTTGGGATACCGCAAAGTGGAATGAAGCAAAGCCAGTTAATTTTCAATTCTTTCAAGATAATTATATTCAACCTTCTGTCGAAGTTGGAGGCTTTGCCTGTTTTTATGGTAATTGTATGCATAGCATTATGTCAAATAGTGTCGATGAACCTCGTCGTGGAATAATTTATAGAGGTATTCGACAAGACGCTCTTGATGAAATGGAAAAATTAGGTTTAGGATAATATGTCGACATATATTGTCATACAATCGTTTGTTGAGTCTGGATCTTGGCAATATCATAAAGATGATAATTTAAAAGATCTTTATGACAATTTTCTTATCCCATCATTTTCTAAGTATTGCGAAAAATATAATTATAAACACATTGTTTATAGAGATCAATTAGAATTAATAGCTGACGCCAATGAAAAGTATGGAAACCATCATGGAAATCTATACCATCAATATATCTCAGCTCTCAAACATAAAGATGAAGACATTGATTATTTTGTGTTTCCTGATGTGGATTTTTACGTAACTGAAAATGCACATCCTTTTATTCCAACAAACTATCTTGCTGGCGCGCTTTGGAATAAAGAACAATTAATAAAAAGAGGTAAAGATCCTAAAACATTTAAAGCTGTTTATGGTGGCATCCAAATAATGACAAAAGAAGCTGCAATAAGTTTAGCAGAGTATCTTAAAAAAAGAATGACGGATTACCTATTGTATAACACACCAATTCAAATGCATCCTAACATGCTTACTGTTGGCGATTGGATTACTGAGAATAATATAGAACCAGAAGCTTTATCATTCTACTATAATTATATCTTAGATGATATTGAAAATAGAGAATGGACCCAAGATGATAATAATGTGGGTTTCTGGCATCTATACGGAATGAATAAAATAAAAAAACTAGAGTATATTTTGAAAAACATAGATGGATTATAAGAATTAAATGATAAAACCTGTTTTTGAAAATCGTAAGGAGGAAACTAATGGCAATAAACATAACAAGAGATGAGATAGCTGCTAAGCTTAAGCAATCAAGAGCTACAGTTGTTTTTGTAAAAGCTGATGGTACTGATCGTGTAATGTATTGTACTTTGCATAAAGATTATTTACCAGAAACAATTGATGTAGAAGAATATATTTCAAACAAACGTGCGAATGAAGAAGTTCTTGCAGTTTGGGATTTAGAGAAAAAAGATTGGCGTAGCTTCCGCATTGATAGTATTACATCTATTGTTTACACTAAAGTATAAATAGTATTGTCTAATATAGGAGGACTAGAATGATTATTGTTTCAACACAAGTAATTCTTTGGCTGCTCTTTGCATCTGCTGCAGCGTCAGCATTTATGATAGGAAAGTCTATCACTCAGAATAGTCAAGACTTAATTATCGAAAAGACAATAATGTATCTAGTAGAAAATAATTTAGTACGCTGGAAAAAAGATGAAAACGGCGAGATAGAGCTACTGCGTTTAGACGAATAACATGACAGAAATATATCATTACCCTTATATAGGGAATGATTTACGTTCAGCTTCTCATATAGAGAAAGCAAGTGAAATCATTTCCCTTGAACCAGATCCATTATTTAAAGATGTAGTTAAACACCGTACAAATGAAACAGAGTTTGTTCGGTGTCCTTGTGTTAGAGATTACTGTAAAGATACTTTTATAGTAAGATCTCCTTTAGACATAGATTTTCAAGTAACAGGTGAAGGTGAAAAAAGAAGCATCAAAACTTTTCAATATAATCAAGACTGGTTTGATCGAGTTATAACACCAAGATTTGATGAAAGTATTAATACTAATTTAATGTCTTTAGATGTAGCAAGCATGCTACTCTGGTCTAAGTCAGATTTTGATATAGAAATTACGCCGTGTGTTTTTCATGGCCATGTTGATTTTGTTAGAAACACACAAATAATACCTGGAACATTTAGTCCTTCTAAATGGACCAGACCAATTCAAGCTACCTTTGAAGTTTTAACAGACGATGTAATTAAAGTAAAAAGAGGAGATCCTCTATACTATGTCAAATTTAAAACTAAAAGTAGAAGTAAAATAAAATTTACAAAAGCTACACCTCCTGATAGTTTAGTTGATGCTGTTGAAGGGTGTATTCGAGTTAAGTATTATATTCCAGGTTTAAGTATGAAACAGAATTATGAATTGTTCGCACCATACTTAAAAGCATATAAGAAATCTTTTTTTAAAAAATTATTTAAAAAATAGTTTACATTCTCTAACATTTATGATAGAATGGTATTATATGATGAAGGAGGAAGCCAATGGCTATTCGTAAAAAACGCAAACCAATGTCGCCAGAACAACGCGCAGCAGCTGCTGAAAGACTAGCAAAAGCGCGGGAAAAACGTATGCGTGAAAATCCACCTCAATATAAGAACATTCATCCTAATGCTTTAAATCGTTCAGAGGATGATCCATTTTACTTTCGTAAAATACAAGAGTGGATTAAGACTCAAAAAGATTTGTTAGCTGCAGCCAAAAAATCTGTGCGTTTAAAAGAAAAAAATGCAGAAACTAAAGTTGCACATATTCAAGCTTACATTAATAATCTTCAGAAATATTTAAGTACTGGAGAATACGTTGATATGTTTTATGGTGAATATCAACAGCATAAAATTCGTTATCGTTGCCTTGTACCAGCTTTTCATAAAGACGGTACACAAAAATATTCATATGGTGTATTTTATGAAAACTTAGGTTATGTATACACCGGTTTAGATCCAGAAGTAGAGGAAGTATGATAGAAGCAGAATTTATGAATAAATCAAAGTTCAGTAAAATTGTTGAAAAACAAGTAGTAGAAAAAAAGCTTGGCTACATCGACGCTGTAGTTGAAGCATGTAACGTAACCAATATAGATCCAGAGGATGTAAAGAAATTCATTTCTCCTGTTATCAAGGAGAAGATTGAAGCAGAGGCTATGAGATTAAATTTCTTGCCTCGTCAAAATACTTTGTATTTTGAATAAATAGTAGTGTACATTTCAGTGCATATAACTTATAATAATACAGTAACATTTCAGACATACGGAGAATATACAAATGTCATTCGCAAACTTAAAACGTAACCGTGGTAAAATCGATCAACTCGTAGCTGCTGCAGAAGCAACCGGCTCACAAACTCAGAGTAACAAATACACTGATGATCGCCTATGGAAACCTACGGTTGACAAACAGAATAATGGTTATGCTGTTATTCGCTTCCTTCCAGCTTCGGAAGGTTCAGACTTACCTTGGAATCGCTATTGGGATCATGGCTTTAAAGGCCCAACAGGTAAGTGGTACATCGAAAAATCTCTTACATCAATAGGCCAAAATGACCCAGTCGGCGAATTAAACTCTCGTCTTTGGAACTCTGGTATTGAGTCAGATAAACAAACTGCACGTAACCAGAAACGTCGTCTACATTATGTATCTAATATTTACGTTGTAAGTGATCCAGGCAATCCTGCTAATGAAGGTAAAGTATTCCTATATCAATATGGTAAGAAAATCTTTGACAAACTTATGGATGCAATGCAGCCAGAGTTTGCTGATGAAGATCCAATTAATCCATTTGATTTTTGGGAAGGTGCTAACTTCAAGTTGAAGATTCGTGATGTTGAAGGTTATCGTAACTATGACAAATCAGAATTCTCTTCTCCTTCTCCTTTATCCCAGGACGATGATGAGTTAGAAACGATTTATAACTCAATGCACGATCTTCGTGAGTTTACAGATCCTAAGCAATATAAATCATATGATGAACTTCAAGCTAAACTACAGTCAGTTCTTGGCGGTGGTGTAATGGGTGGAGCACCTAAGATTGAAGATGAAATTAGTTTAGGTGAAGAAACTCCAGCGCCTTCTTTTAAAGAAGCTGAACCAGTATCAACTGCCGAAGAGCTATCATCTAATGACGATGATGAAGATACAATGTCATACTTCTCAAAACTAATCAACGACGATGCTGCTTAAATTGGTTGAGCACCATCTACTGTTGATGGCATAGAATTATTATTCAATACAGTAGCATTGGTATTATTTGTAGTATTAGTGCTATTGTTAATTGAATTAATAACATTGTTTTGGAAACTTTCTTGAAGCTCAGCGAGTCTTGCTTGCTGAGCTTTCATTAATTCTGCAACCTCATTATCTAATTGAGTAATCTTATTTGCTGCTTTAGTACTTCTAGAGTCTATTCTTTCTTCTGCTGCGGCAATTGATTTTGCATCACCAATGCCAACATTAATTGGAGGAATAAGTGTAAACTCTGGTGTTAAAAAGGTTTCTGGTATTTTTACTTCAGGGAGTTTGAATCTAAAGTTCTTTGCAATTAAAAGATATAATTCATCACCTAAGTTGTTTATAAATGTAGATAATTGTGTGAAAGCTTTTTTAACGCCGTTAACTATTCTAGTTAACTGTATTGTAAAAGAACCGACGATTATATCCTTCATATTTAAGAACTGATCACCGACAAACACTACAAGCCCTTTGATACCTGCCCAGATAGGATCTACAAGATCTGTTATCTTCAATCCTCTTAAGAATTCTGCTGCTTTACCTGCTCCTAGTTTTTCAGCTAACATTGCTGGAAGCTCTAAGAAAATTAAATCAAAGCCTTCTGTAATACCTTTTACAACACCTAAGAATCCTCCTTCAAGTCCAGCTAAAAGCTTTTCTGACAATTCGCCATCTTCACCAGTAAAACCTTTATAGAAACCGACAACAAAATCTATTACTGAAAGTAAGACTTGTGTAAATGGACGAAGAACTGTTCTCATTATAAATTTAATTGGTTTTAGCACTGGCTCTAACACTTTAGCCGCAGAGCCAATGAATCCAAGAATACCTTTACCAGCTACATCTGTCGCTCCATCAGGAAAATTTCCTAATATACCTTTTAACTTGTCAATAAACGAAAAGTTTTCGGGTAAAATATTAATATTTGGAAGTTCTGGTAATTTTATTTTAAAGCTTTTTAATAAGTCTGTGTCAAATGAAAACTTAGGAAGTTCTGGTAATTTTAATTTAATAGGTTCACCTGCATTATAAACATCCCCTAGAAAACTAGCAAATGAAAACTTAGGAAGTTCTGGTAATTTTAATTTAATAGGTTCACCTGCATTATAAACATCACCTAGAAAAGTCAGTAAAGAAAACTTAGGAAGCTTAGGCAGTTTTAATTTTATATTATCTACAATCTCACCCGCCGCGTCGACAATTCTAAGAGAAGGAATTTCCGGTAAAACAATTTTAGGAAGCTTAGGCAGCGCTATTCTTCCAATTTTATCGAAAAGATTACCTATTCTAGTAAAGAAATTTTTCACAGTATCAATTTTAGGTACTAGGTTTAAACCTTTTAAAAAATCATCAAATCCTGCAATTGACGCTACAATTGCTGTTAAAGCTGGAATGCTTGGTAAAAGAAAACGTTTTAACAAATCAGAAAAATTAAATCCATCACCCTTTGCAACAGTTGCAGTTGGTGCAGATGTAGCTGGGCCAGGTTTTTGACCTTCTCGCATTCTTTCTAAATCATCTAATCTTTCTCTGTCCTGCTGAAGAAAACGCGCTTTCATTAATGCGGTAAGACGAGAAACCTCACCGGTAGTAGAATCCGTTGATTCTTTATTTACCTCAAGCTGCTTTTTAATTTTTTCTAAATCCATCATGGCTTTAGCTCTTTACTTTCTTTGTTGCGCTCTTTCAGTTTCTTCTTTGATATGCTCAATTAACATTGTTAGATAAACTTCTCTCTCCCAAGGAATCATATGTTCAATTTCAGTTAATGAGTAATGATGATGTTGCATTAATTGAAAATTAGTCTTGTAGTAATTTACTAAAGAATCATGAGAGAGACATATTACAAAAAATCTTGCATACCCTCCAAAGTTATTTTATGTTCTTGCCCGCAATTCCCGCAATTATATTTTAAATTGTATTTCATTTTAGGCATTTTTTCTATATAGTTTCTAATCTTTGAAAATTGAGAAGCTGTTAATGATTCTACAAATTCCAGTCTTGATTGTCTTGGCTCATCTTTAAAAATAATATTTTCGTCCTGTGTAACAACTTTTTCAATACACTCAATCAATAATTCAAACGTTTGTTGTGTTTCATTTTTATCAGCTAAATCTTGTTCCATTACTTCAACATAACTTGGCCATTTCATTTTAAGAGAAATTTGGTCTGTTAATTCGATGTTAGGATCAACAATTGGAATGTCCATTTTAATTTCGTCTAAAGGAACATCAACTTCTGTTTGATGGTTACAGCTATTACAAGTAACGTTTATTCTACTAGATTCGCCTACAGACTTTGATCTAATTTGAGTAAACATATACTCAACATCAAACGTAGTGAGTTCATTAGCATTAATATCTTCTGTGATACAAGCTTTTAGTGTATCAACAATCGCGCCAAGAGTTGCTTTCTGATCTCCAGATTCAGAAGCAAGCATTAAGACTTTTTCTTCTTTTACTAGATATGGTCTAAATTTTACCTGTTTATTTGTTGAGGGTATAACAAGATCATACTTTGGATTGTCATTCAGTTTAGGTAAAGCCATTATTCAGGTCTCCAATCTTTAAAGGATAGTTGAACATTAATTTCAACTAATCCATTTTGTTCATCACTTAATTGAATAGCATTCATTGTCGTTGGATATGCTTCAAGTAGTTTACATGTATATATTACATTTTCATTGTGGTCTAATTGATGGATGTTTACATTTTTAGCATAATTAGATTTGTAGCTTAATTCATATGTTACAGGATTAATGATTCTTGCTTGCCATGCTTCAAAATATAATTTAAGAGCATAATCATTTGTTACATTAAAAGTTAAACTTACATCATCATGTAAAAAACCATACGGCATCTTTTCAGCTTTCACGCCGTACTGTCTTTCATTTGTTGTAATCTGCCGGCCTGGTAGATTTACTGCTTTGCAAAGATAATTTCTTTCAGCTGTAGTAGCATCACCGCCACCTGGAATAAATGGTAGGTCAACTCTATATAAGTTGCTCCTAGCTATTCCTTTTCTAATAGCAGATTTAAATTCTTCGATTCTTAGCATTATAGAGCTTTCCTTGAATCACTATAAACTTTTTGTTTGCTCGATTTTTGGAAATCAGCTGCTGGTAAAAACGCAGCAATTTCCCATTCGGGCGGAGGTACATATGCAAATCTACTTCTTACATGTTCATTTAAATAATGCTTATAGCATGGTTTAAAATATCGTAGTCTTGCTGATTTTTTTAGTAGCTCATAATTAAGTCTAAATCTTGTTGTTTCATCATACGACATATTATTTGTATTATCCATTAAAGCATCTAAAAATCTTGCTCTAAGTAAAGGTGGAAGATAATGTAGGTTTAAACCATAAAAACCACCAGGAGCAGAGTCTACAATAATTACTAATGGGAAGCTATCGTAATATGGAAGCTTGTCTTTAAACTTTGGATCGTAAAAAAACATAAACATACTTCCAGGTACGTTTCTAGACTTCAACTGAATCGGTTCTTCTCTCATAAGAGATGCTCGATTGTTGACTCTTAATCTTTGAGCTTTCTTTCTAAACCAGTCTATTGATTGACGTGTTCTTGGTTGAATTCCTGCTCTAAATGCTTCTAATTCAAGTTGTTTAAATAAATTTGCCATGCTATTATTTATATGTAAAATCGTAATTATATCGTTTTATCTCTTCTCCAAAACGTCTTTCAATTACATCAATCATCCATTGCTCTGTATAATATTCTGAATAGTGAGTGTGAGTAGATTTATTTTTATGAGGCAAAGGGTTTCTTTTATTATAGAACTTTTGTATTTGTTTAAAGTCATTTTCATAGTTTTCAAATCTAACTACATAATCTATATGGGCAGGAACAAATTTACTCTGTGGAATTTCTAAAGTCTTACCGAAATTTTCATACTTTAAAAATTGTTCAAAGCTTTCGATCGGCCGTTTTTTCTGTCTTAATATTCTAGCGTTTTTCCTCTTATAGTAATGATAACCACTAACAATTCTATCCCAAGGATTTCTTACCACTGTCCATGTAAACCCAAGATTTTTATATCTAGATTTCATTTGAGAATACGTATAATGTTTTTCTCCAGGTTTGAACGTGGTTCCATGCATTGCTTGCATCCAATCGCTAATAGATTCTCCACCGGTTTTTGGAATGTGTATAAATGTTGATTTAGGATTTTTTACATGTATGCTCATTTCTTTTTCTTTTTCTTAAAGGGTGGAAGTTTTTTCAAAGGTTTAGGTTTAATCCCCATTTTTTCAAGTGTATGTTCTGTCCAAATTTGAAATTGCCAACCTCTATCTTTTGCAAAAGATTCGGCAGCTTTCCACTTGTTTTGATTTTTTACGTATGTCATTCCTTCAGTAATATATCTTCTTGTTTGCCGGCCAGGATATTTTGGAGGTTTTGTTTCTTTATCAGGTTTTATTTCGATAAGAATAACTTTTCCTTCTTTTGTTTTAATTTTTAAATCTACAAAATATCTGTGATATTTTTTATCTATGTCATAGTAGTATGGAATTACTATTTCTTCTGAACTCCATTCTACAATAAATGAATTTTCATCACACCATTTAAAGCAATGTCGTTCCCACATAGAGCGATAGATGACGTTATCTGGATCGCCTCTATACTTCTTCATGTTTTTGACTTTGTATTTTCCTCTATATGCCATAATATCTTTATAAATAATAACAACGCATTTCTATTTATTGGAATAATATATGGCTGGTTTACAATTCCCGATCTTAGATCAAGACAAATATAAGGGCAGAATTAAATTTGACGTCTATGAGACAATTCCTCCGGATATTTCTCAGAGGTCCATTAATGCTATGAGAAGACTGCTTGGAAGTTCAGATAATGAGATTAATGGTAATGGAGGTGGGAACTTATCTCCAAGGTTAGATGGAAAGGATGAACCCTTTTTACTGAATTCAAGTAGAGTTCGTAGAACCGGAAATAGTTGTAGTATTTATTTACCGCAATCAATCCAAATATCTGATGGAGTTTCTATTGAAAATACAAATTTAGGTGCATTCGGGGCGGGTATAGCCGGTAGTATTCAATCTGGGTCTGCTCCTCTAGAAGCTTTATTTACTGAAACTGGAAATGCAATTAATAGCATGGCTGATTTTTTTAGAGGCAATATGACACAGGACGCAGCAAGAGCTGCAGCCGCGAAAGCATCTGGGGCATTAGGAGAAGGTGTTTCTGGAGCTGTGAGAAGTGCATTGCAAACAACGCCTAATCCTAACACTAGAGCATTATTTAGATCTGTGAATCTTCGCGAATTTTCTTTTACTTTTAACATGATTCCTAAGTCTCCAAAAGAAGCAAGAGAAATAACAAACATTATTAAATTTTTTAGAACAGAATTATATCCAGAATCAATTGGTTCTCCTGTTTCATATGGTTATAAGTTCCCTAACAAATTTGCTATATCAATTGAATATGATAATAAAAAAATAGCAACTGGAATTTTAAAATCATATTTAAGAACATTTCAAACAAATTATAATCCTAATCATATGTCGTTTTTTGAAGATGGCAATTTCCAAGAAACGCAAATAAGTTTATCATTTGTTGAAGCTAGAACACTTGATAAAAAAGATATTGTGGAAGGTGGTTTCTAATGTACTTTATAAATTTTCCCGAAACATTATATAAGTTTGGAAATGAATCTACTTTTACAGGATTTGAAAATATAAGTGCTTATGTAGATATTATAGACTCTGTAAAAGATAACTCGTCTTTTTATCGTAAATATAATATACTCGAAGGTGATCGTCCAGAAGTTTTATCTCAAAAACTATATGGCACTACAGCATATTACTGGACATTTTATTTTATGAACGATCATATTAGAAGAAATGGCTGGCCTTTATCTTATAACAATTTATTAGAAAAAGCGCAAAAAGATTATCCAAATGTTACAATTGTAACACGTGATTTATTCTTCGATAAGTTTAAAGTTGGTGACACTGTAACTGGAGCTGGGTCTGCTGCTACTGGTATAGTCATTAAAAGAAATGTTGATTTAGGCCAAATTGTAGTTAAATCTACAAATAGCAAATCATTCCAAGCTTCTGAAGTTATATCAGATGGAACTAACACAGTGACTACAAATTCTGTTTCAAACGAATATTTATCAGCACATCATTATGAAAATGCTAGTGGACATGTTGTGGACATAGATCCAGAAAACGGACCTGGTAATTTATTAACTGAAATAACTTTCTTAGATAGATACGTTGAAGCTAATGATGCGCTTAAAGAGATTAATGTTATTAGAGAAAATAACATATCACAGATTGTAAGAGCATTTGAAAATGCAATGTCAGGATTATAATGTCTACTAGTAATGATACATTTACTACTCCATTCGATTTTACTTTTGAAAAAGTAATTATCACGGCTGATAGATTTGACTTTCAAGTTGATCTCACATATATGATAAGTGAGATTAATATGTTTGAGCATGTTGATAAACCATATCTAACTGGAACAATATTGTTTAATGATAATGCTAACTTGTATAATGAAATTAACTGGCTGGGCACTGAAAAAGTAGAAATAAGTATAAAGACAGATGATAAATTAGCTGACCATCAAATTACTAAAAAATTTAGAGTAGTTAGAATTGCTCAAGCTGTGAAAGCTAATGACCAAAATGAAATGTTTTTATTAGACTTGGTCGAGGATCACGCGTATGAATCTAGGTTAAAAAACGTACAGCAATCTTATCAAGGTTATCACCACGAAATTATTGAAAAAATATTAAAAGACCATTTAAATCGTGAGTTGATGCATGTTCCAAAAACAGGCTTTAAAAAAATTAGAGCCATTGTTCCAAACATGACACCTTTAGATGCAGCTAATTGGATTAAAGATGGAACACCTGATGCATTTGGTTCTCCATACTTTTTATACTCAACTATTGCTGATGACAAAATTAGATTTATTGATTTGGAAACTATTTTAAATTTGCCCCCAATCAACAAAAAAACACCATATATTTTTAATCAAGCATTCGGCCCTAAAACAGACGCAACTGAACCATCAGGTGGCACTTTAGATGATAGTTATATTATACAGGCTTATAAAACTTCAAATACTGAAGATGTGCTTAAATTAGTAAGAAATGGCTATGTCGGGTCAAAATGGAATTTCTTTGATTTATATAAAGGCGATCAATATGAAGTTAAGCATGACATAACTAAAGTATATGAAAGTATGATCGCACGTAATGTTTTCAGAGAACCTCAAGTAGACCCAGTATTTGATGAAGATGCTAATATTCATCAACAATCTTCAAGAGAAATAAATCAGATTGCAACAAGTAGAGTTTATTCTGATTGGGAAAATTTTAAAAGTTACCATGAAGATGAAGAAGCAGCTTTGCATGAACAAAAAGTAAAACAAAAAGCTTTAAGACATTTTCTTCTAAAAGCTCCAATTGATATTAATGTGCCCGGTAAAAACTTTTTATTAAAAGACAAAAATTTAACTATTGGAAATATTATTGATGTCGAGTTTCATATTAATGATGATATGTTTTTAGATATAGAAAGAGATAATAAAAGATCAGGACAATATTTTGTTTATGCAGCAAGACATGTTTTCACTGCTAATAGATATACTGTTAATTTAATGTGTGCTAAAATGGCCCAATCTAGAGGTGTTGAAAAAACATGAAGGCATTTAGTAGAGAACATTACGGAGAAGAATTCAACTGGTTCTTAGGAAGAGTTATTGATATAGCTGATCCAGAATTTTTAGGAAGAGTTCAGGTGAGAGTATATGGTGTTCATTCACAAGACAAAACTCTTTTACCAGACGCGCATTTACCTTGGGCACAGTGTTTAATTCCTTCTACCGAAGGTGGAATTTCTGGCATCGGCCAGCATGCTAAAATTTTACCAGGTGCACTGGTGTTTGGTTTTTTTATGGATGGAAAATCATCTCAAATTCCATTTGTTCTTGGATCTATACACACTAAAGAATTTACTCTTCCATCCTCTTCGGATTCACCAACTTTAAACAATAGACCAGATCCTTTTGATCCTCGTGAACCTTCATTTGATAATTCTGCGCCAGATAGTGAAATAGACACATTTCTTGATGGAGATACAAATGCAGAAAAAATATTTAATTTTTTAACTGATAAAGGCTTATCACCAGCACAAGCAGCAGGGTTTATTGGAAATTTTTATGCTGAGTCAAGACTTAATCCACAAGCCGTAAATCCAAATGATTTAGGAAAAAGATCTGAAGGCCTTGCACAATGGCGTGGTGATAGAAGAGAAAGATTAATGTCATACTCAGCAGAAAACAATTTAGATTACAGGTCTCTTACCGCGCAATTAAACTTTGTAATGTATGAATTACAAACTACTGAATCAAATGCTTATGGAAAAATAAAAAATGCATCGACACCAGAAGAAGCAGCAATTGCTATTTCAAGATATTATGAACGTCCTGCATTTGAAATTGTTAATGGCGAATACACATCGCCAAGTTTATCAACTAGAATTGGTGCTGCAATTGATTCGTATAGAAGGTTTGCAAGATGATTAGTATTAATATTTCCACAAGTTTAGTAAATGAGCTTTTAAAAAATGTTGGAATTAAAGCAGAAGTTGATAGATTCACAGCAGAAATAGATATTTCATCTAATAAAGTTTCTGCAACAAGACTTTCTGTTTTAGGTAGAACAGAAGGAGAAATTATAAATGGGCTTTTCTCTTTAACTAATAATTTAGACGAATATAGAAGCGGATATGAAAACGATCCTTCTGTTATTTTTGTAACACCAGATGTTCCCGGTTTCAGTGCAGTACTAACAAAAAGTGTTTCTAATTCGACCGACTTAAATAAAATCACGGGCTCTTCAGCAGGAAATGGATCTTTAAATGAAATAGTTTTATCAAATAGACCGCAATCTATTAAAAGTGTTTTTAATTTAAAACTAGGTTCTACTCCTTCCTATGAAAACGTAATATCAGGAATTTTACCAGAAGAATTAAGTCAAGTTGGGCCTACGTCTTATAATTCAATTGATGTTAATGGTGATATTAGTGCAGTTGTTTCTGAAGTAAATGATTCTATTTTAGAATTAGGAAGAAGAATTGATGATGCAGTTCCACAATTAGGAACTGGCATATTAGATAATGTATCTTTACAAATTGATAATTATATTGAAAGAGAAATTAGAAAACTAGTAAAGAGTGATGTCCCAGCTTCGGTTGTTTCTAATGCAGTGAGAGATTTATCAATATCAAAAGATCCTAATAAATCTATATCTAGGCTTACGCCTTGGATAAGTCCTAAAGTTGATTTAGGTACTTTTGAAGAATCTATAGTTAATATACCTAGAACGCCATCAACTCAAATAAAAGAATATTCAACTTCTACAGAATTTTTTGGAAATAAAACTGGATCTATTAAAGAAGTTAATCCAAGTTCTTCTAAACTCTGGAGAGGTAAAAATACTAATTTAAACATTTATAATTTTACTGAAGTTTCTTCAGTAGAAGAATTGATTGCAGAATTTAGAGGTATGACACGAGAAGTTACAGAATGTGTTGCGCATTGGACTGCAACCTTTAATAATCAAGGGCACATTGGTGCGCGGGAAGTTCACAACATGGTTATTAATAGAAGTGACTATTCATTTGAAGGTATACCATATCATTACATAATAAAGAGAAATGGTGTTATTGAGAGAGGTAGACCAGTTAATATAGAAGGGGCCCATGCATTAGGTCACAATAAATATAGTATTGGAATTAGTTTCGTGGCTGGATATAATTGTAATAGTGGAACACCAAATTATCAAAGATATGTGAGTGCTGAATCTATTACTGATTCTCAAATGAGTTCTTTTAATAATTGGCTTAAAGGTTTCTTCGCTGTCTGGCCAGGTGGTCAAGCTTTTGGACATAATGATATTAGTCCAGGTAGAAGACCGGATCCGGGTTTTAGTGTTCCAGATTATGTTTCAGCAAAATTCGGAAAAAATAATGTTATAGCTGCAAATCAAGGGCCTCTATCTACAGCTCAACTTAATATTATAAGTTAGGAAAAATTATGGCAGAAAATCAAGAAGACCTTTCGCTTGAGCAACAATACGCATTATATGGTGAAGCGCGGGTCAATTCAACCGGTGCGGTAGATCAGACTTTAGATCCTTCTTTGCAATATCCCAAATATAATAACGAGCCTGGTGTAAATAGAGCAGCGCGTGGAGACCAAATAAACAATTTAGATATTAAACTAGGTCAAGCTGGTTCAGCTAATAAAGTTCAACAAGACGTTGCAACTGTTTATCAAAGAGCAAAAATAGACCAGACCCCTGGCGGGCATATCATAGAATTAAATGATACTCCAAGTGGAGAAAGAATCTTAATCAAACATAGTAGTGGATCTGGTATTGATATCAGGCCTGATGGGACGATTGTTACTAATTCTAAAACTGATCAAGTACATGTAGCTGGTGCTGATTATCATTTGACAGTTGGTGGAGATGGGAAATTAACTTACTATGGAAATTTAGATTTAAATGTCACAGGTGATATGAATGTAACTGTAGGCGGAAACTTTATTTTTAAAGTTAAAGGATCTGTGGTAGCAAACGTTTTAGGTTCAGTCAGTAAAAAAATATTAGGTAATGCTAGGGAAACAGTTAAAGGAATTTATCAGTCAATGAGACTTGGTAAAACTTTAAATATTACTCTAGGTGGATTTAGTAATTATATTAAAGGTGATTTCAAACAATTAATTCATGGTGAAGGTTATTATAATCATAAATCTGGTGTCAATTTTACAAGTGAAACTGATTTAGATATTTCAGGAAATAATGTTAATGTTGCTGGTCAATCAATGTCGGTATTTGGCGACACTGGTACAATTGGTGGTGAGAACATTATTATGTATAATAAAAATATGCATACACAAAAAACTGTATGGGCAGAAACTGTTAGTGCTACTGCAATGTATGCTACTACATTTCATGGAAGCTTAAATGGTACTGCTAACTTTTCTAAAAAAGCAGCAGTTGCTAGTGGAAGATCTACTGGCGGTGTTCCAGGTCCAAGAATAGATTCAACAGCTAGAGATACTACTGCGACAGCATTACCAACTGGAGTTTTATTAACTGATTACTTAGACAATTCAAATAAAGGTATTAGAAAAGTAAGTGTTGATGAAGATGATGGAATTAAAAATACTATTGATAGGTCATTTGACAATGGAAATGTTTCTGATAGAGAATTAGAAATTGCTGAAGTTCGTGCAAGAACAAAAAATCCAGCACACTTAGAAAATAAAGAATTTGTTTCAACACAAATAGCTGAAGGCAAACTTTCTCCTTCTTTTAATAATTCAACACCTCCTCCTGTAGGTAGAGTTGTTACAACTGAAGATACTATTAATATTGGCCATTCGGCTATTGGACCAGATAGAAGCTTTGTTAAAAGAAGATATCAGCAATCTCCTGGATTATTAAAGGCCGGTAATTTTAATTTTGCAATTGATCCAAATTATAATCCAAACAATTTAAGTGAAATAACTGCAAGAACAAGGCTTCATAGAAATGTAACTATTGCTAGATTTTTAGGCGGAATTGGTGATGCTCACAACTTAAATCATATAACAAGTTTATCTGAAAGAAAACAAATTGCAAGAAATTTAGCAGTTCAAACAAATGTAATTACAACATTTGATTCTTTAGAATCTTTTAACGGGTATTCCTTGTTAGTTGCTGAAGGGTTATATAAACAATACGCAAATGAAACAATAACACCAGACAGCGTTCTAGACTATCGTACAACCGGTAGAGCTATAGTTTATGAGCTTTATAACAACTCTACTGGAGAAGAATCATTTGACAAATTATTTGAGTTTGCAGAGTTTGTAAAAGATTCTTTCCAATATCAAGAGCTATCTTTAAGATATGATAAATTTGATCCTCGACAAAATGATGGATTTAAAGCTCAATTAGCTATTATTATTCCAGAAATACCTGAAACATTCACCGCAAAATATGACCGAAAGTTGACTACTTACTGGAACGAAAAAATTCAGAGTGATGAATCTTTGGTTGAACTTAGATATAAATAAAGAAAAAAGAGTTTTACATGGCCAGAAAATCTTTTGCAAATGAAGATAAAGATTTAAATATAAAAAGTTTAGTATCCTCGCGTAATATTGATTACAAGGATATTGATTTGTCATTTGCAGCTAAAACTTCAGGTGATGTATTTAAAAAAACTCATGCTGCGGCAGTAAAGCAGTCTGTTAAAAATTTAATAATGACTAACTATTTTGAAAAAC